TATTTAACGAGGAGCAGTTAGAGTTGCGCGCTTCACAAGTCGGTGATATCTATCATCAGATGGCGCGTGACCTATTCGACGAGGTGGTTGATAGGTTGTTAGAACGTGGGGCTGAGTCTTTGGCTGATAACCCGTATATCTGGCAGTTAGAGCGAATGAGCCAAATGCACATGCTAAATGAGCAGAACCTGGACACAATCGCCCATTACTCTAAAATAGGCCGTGAACAGCTCCGTAAGGTCATTGAAGATGAAGGCTTTAAAATCTATCAGACGACCAAAGAACAACTCATAGACGACCTCGGAGGCGGTGATTTTGGCAATTCTAAGCACGCGCAGGAATTGCTGTCCGGCTACTTTGAACAGTCGCACGGTGATGTTAGTAACTTGATTAATACCACGCTCCCTGGCATCGTGACAGATGTATACCGTCAAATGGTCCAGGAAGTGGTAGCCCGTCAAGTGGTCGGGCTAGTCACGCATGACAAGGCTGTATCTCAAACCGTGATGAAATGGCAAGAGATAGGCTTTAAGGGCTTTATTGACCGAGGTGGCCACTACTGGAAAGTGGACAACTACGCTAGAACTGTTATTAAAACTACAGTCATGCGAAGCTATCGGGAAATGCGGACAATGCCAGCGGACGAGCTGGGTATTGATACCTTTTATTATCCTAAAAAGGCAACAGCCCGCGAGGCTTGCGCACCCTTACAGCATCATATAGTTACCTATGGCGAAGCAAGGGAAGAACACGGTATTAGTATTCTATCGCTTGCGGACCACGGCTACGGCACTCCTGGTGGCTGTCTTGGTATCAACTGCGGACACATGCTGACCCCGTTTGTACCAGGTATCAATGAGCTACCAGAGCTTGGTCCAGACGTTAAGAACATCACGCAAGAAGAAGCAATTAGAAATGCTAATGCGCAATCTAAGCAAAGGGCATACGAGCGAGCTATTCGGAAGTCTAAGGAAAAGCTACACGTTGCCGAGAAGCTGGGCGACCAGGAACTTATCAGCAAGTTTAAAACTAAAATCAGAGATCAACAGGCAACCCTGCGAGATTATATCGCGGACAAACCTTTCTTACATCGTGACTATTCACGGGAAAGGTATTTTAAACCAAACGAAGAATAAAGGCTTTTATAGCCTTTTTATTTTGCGCCCATTATCTGGATGAATAGGTGATTTCCTCCTTTTTTCTTACCTATTCGCGGGATCGTTACCCGCTGGGTGCTTTCGTTGACGGACGTAAACCGTCAAAATCGTCTACTGGACGTAAAACAGAAAGGAGTTTTAAACATGAGTTTAAAACGCGAGATGTTAGTCGACGCAGGTATTGAAGACAAGGACACTATTGAGCGCATTATGGCAGCGTACGGGTCAGCAATCAAAGAAGCCAAGTCCGAGGTGCAAGCAGAAAACGACAGCTTGAAAACACAACTTGAGCAACGTGACCAAGCTATCAAAGACTTACAAGCTAAAGAGGGAGCTAGCGAAGAAGCCAAGAAACAACTGGCAGACTTACAAGCCCAATTTGAAAGCTACAAGACAGATAGTGAAGCGAATCTTGCGCAAGTTAAGAAAACCAACGCGGTTGCCTTGGCTTTGAAAGACGTGGGAGCGCATAACTCCGAGGACCTTATGAAGTTTATTGATCTTGACAAGATCGAGCTTGCAGAAGACGGCAAGCCTAAACTAGAAGAAACTATCAGCGGTCTAAAAGAGACAAGCCCTTACCTTTTTATCCAAAAGGAAGAACCACAGGAACCACAGCCAAAGTTCGCGCTTGGTGGCAATCCGTCCGCTGGTGGTGACAACAACCTCAGCCCGGAAGAACAAGCTCTATTTGCTGGCTTTGACAGCATTTAAAAATAAAAGAAAGTAGGATAAGCCTATATGACTATTAACTATGCATCTAAATTTGACGCAAAAGTAGATGAGCGCTTTGCGAAAGAAGCCCTCTCGACTGGTATTATTAACCAGGATTTCGACTTTACTGGTGTAGATACCGTTAAAGTGTACTCAATTCCAACTGCTGGAATGAATGATTACTCTTTGACTGGTAACACTCTGCAAACATTGACGCTCACTAAAGACCGTTCATTCACGTTTACCATCGACAAACGCTCAGTACAAGACACCAACGGAACTTTGGAAGCTGGTAAGGCTCTTGCCCGCCAATTGTCAGAAGTTGTTATTCCAGAAGTTGATAAGTACCGCTTTGGAAAAGTCGTTGCCGGCGCTGATACAGACCACGTTAAAACTGGCGCAGTTACTAAAAACAACGCGTATGAAGCAGTGCTTGACGGTCAAGTTAAATTGACTGACGCTCTTGTACCGGAAGAAGGACGCAAGCTCCACGTATCTCCAGAGTTTTACAAACTCATTAAACTAGATACATCATTCGTTAAAAACTCAGACCTTGGCCAAGAAGTTGCATTCAAGGGACAAGTTGGTGTTATCGACGGCTTGCCTGTTATCTTGACTCCAACTTCTCGCTTGCCAGAAAATGTAGCGTTTGTTATCGCGCACCCTATCGCAACCACTTCTCCAGTCAAACTTGAAGACTACAAGATCCACGATAACCCACCAGGTATCAATGGTTACCTTGTAGAAGGTCGTATCCGTTACGATGCGTTTGTCCTTGACAGCAAGAAGAAAGCTATCTACGTGCATAAAACTGCGTAAGAGGTGACGAATGGCAGAAGAAACAAAAACAACTAAAACAGAAGCAGTAACTGAACAGGTTGCGACGGTTTTGGTAAAGGACGATGTGACCTTTACCATCACTG